ATTGGCAAGAGCATCGGACGCAAGATCGACAACTTTCTGCAGTTTGGGGAGATGAAGTAGTTAACGACCTAAGTTTTTAATAAAAATATATAAAATCAAGTTGAAATGAGCGACGCTGTCAAATTCGCATTTTTACAGGTCACCGCCCCACTCTGCCCCGAGATGCAACGTGAGATATGGAGATGGAAAGAAATAATGGAAGCAACTGACGAACTGCGCACCATACGCAAACGAAAACGTGCAAACCAAAGGCGACGAAATCGACGCTACACACGGAAATAGTTTTTTTTCTCAGTATATTAAAATGTCCAACACACCACCAGCAAAAAGGAGAAAGATTGAAAAGAGTAGTCCAACCCCCATGAACTGGATGCCTATCAGAACTTTCCGTAAAGCGATACGTCCAGTAGTTCCCATGAACATTAATACAAAAACAATCAAAGTCAAGGCGAGTCGCCGCGCTAAAGCCCACTATCGTGTCATCTCCGTAAAAAAATAAATTATAAATCTTCGTCAATTGTGTCTCTAATAATCATGTCGCGGACTACCTCGTATAAAACTGAAGTCAGAGCAAACTTGTACGCTAAAAATCCTACGAATGTAGCTCCATAATCAAAATCAAACGCAAATGGTGCATTATTCCACGCCATTTCAAAAGCAGCGGTGCTCACTGGCACAAACATCTGCTTCTGAAATGTCGACCTCTCTATGTTGTCCACATGATCCGATAGGAGGTTCATGTAGGTGTAGGATGCTACAGCACCAAGGGTTGCGGATACCCCAACATCCGCTCCCTGTGTAATAAAGTATGACGTAGATAGACCCGCACCATAGGCAGCTGTAGAGTTCTTGAGACTGGTCTTGAGTTTCTCATATTCGGGGATAGAACGGTTCGTGATTGGTAATTGCGTGGGTTTTGCGATAGCAAGGGTCAACATATACTATCTGTAAGATACTTAAAATCTTTATCCCAGTTATAGTATATGCCCTGTCAGTTGTGTAAGAAGAAATGTGGAGTACCCATAGACTGTAAGTATTGTAATGGAAGTTTTTGCCCACGCTGTCTTCATCTAGAGAAACATGGGTGTATGGGTCTCGAGAAGAAGGTTGAGAAAGATTTGGCTACACTCGAAAATAGATCGTCATATACGTCTACCCCAAAGTGCTTAAAGATTTGAGTATTATGTTATCTAGTGGGGGGGAGGGTGAAAGCTGAGATGCCCGAGTGGTCTAAGGGGGGTGTCTTAAGAACATCTGGCGTAAGTCGCGTGGGTTCGAACCCCACTCTCAGCACATCGCACTCATAGCTCAGTGGTAGAGCGCAAGCTTAGTAAGCTTGAGGTCGGGGGTTCAAAACCCTCTGAGTGCATTTACAAGAAGAAGTATTTAACTATATAGAATGTTAATATAGCAGCCAATGTTGACAATACCATTAAATATTCATCTATTCTGGAAATACTTTCATTACCCCACACAAAATGGAGTATTGTAGTTCCGAATAAAGCCACTATTCTAATCCAAGATTCAAATTTTTCTGGTACAGGTGATGCCATTTATTATACACTAATTTTTTATTTTTTTTTAGTATATAATGAATGTGATTCGAGTTCATGAGATTACATCCGCCTGTTTCCTGATACCATTTTCAACTCTATGTGTTTCAGAAATATTTTTAGGCTACGTGGTGTATCCAATGTTTCTCACCCACGCCTTAACATTTTATATGTCCTACGAACTTGTATGGATTTACATACAACCCAGGATTATACATTCGTTTCCTAAACTCATTATACTACACCATATCATGGCTTTAATTTACGCTATAAGACCTCTGTATACCCCTGAAGAAGCCTACCTTACGGCATATCTGGGGTTGGTTGAAATTGATACATCTATGTTGGTACTCAAACACATATTTCCAAAAAATCAAACCATTCGGGAAATATATTTATTTACAAATGTATTCTTCCGTGTTTGGTATGAAAGTTTCATGTCTTTAGTTGTATGGTTCTTATATGATGATAAAAACCTATATGTGAGAATACATGTAATGACCTGTCAACTCTTTTTCAATATTTTCAGTTGTGGAATATGTATGTTGACCTATCGCGCCTTAAAGAATAAGCGCCTTAAGGATGTATAATGTCCCTCGGGGTCAAAAAACTTGGATATGATTCTATTCTACCTACTCGAGGTTCTGATGGTGCTGTCGGCTACGATCTCTATAGCAATTGTGATGGGGTTATCGCAAAAGGCAAAAGAGGGCTCATCTCCACGGGCATCGCGGTATCACTCCCCCCGGGGGTATATGGTCGGGTTGCTCCAAGGTCTGGGTTGGCTGTAAAACATGGCATTCAAATTGGTGCCGGTGTCATCGATCCAGACTATACCGGTGAAATTTCCGTCGTCATCTTCAATATGGGGGATGCCGATTTTGAAGTGAAGAAGGGTGACCGCGTCGCACAGTTGGTCCTAGAGAGGTGTGAGACCCCACCCATTGAGGAAATTGGTCTCCTCCATGAAACTCTCCGGGGTGAGGGTGGCTTTGGGTCTACGGGTGTTTAGAGCAGAACCAGAAATCTTCGGGTACGGGCATGAAGAGTACACCCTCCTGTGTCGCCATCCAAAGCTTGGATTTATGCATATCTGGGTATGACATGAGTAACCAACGCTCCCAAAAATCTTGAGAAAGGTAGGTATCCCAATCTTCCATAGTACTTTCCTTAACTTTCAACATACCCCTGTGAATTTCATAGGGATCCCTCTCAATTCGCACCTCCTTGGGTAGGATCGCCCCCTTCCTAAGAAGTTGTGCCCTCATTATGCGGGGATTTCCATGATCCACATAGTAGTCAACCCCATTTTTCCCAAAATCTATCGATCTTTTACATGGCAAAGTTACTCTGTACCTGTGGGTGACCGAGGGACTGGGTCTTAGGACGACGTGCATTTTATATAAAGATTACAGATTATATTCATACATGAAGATATATGAATCCCTGGATGGAATTACTATTAGAGTTGGTACAAATGCCAAGGAGAATTATGAACTCGTTGAATCGAGTCATGCGGCGAATTGGTGGCTTCATGTCAAGGGGTGGCCAGGTTCACATATCGTAGTTTCTTATGATGGAGATTTCTTACCAAAAGAAACTAAGAAGGATGCGGCTGCGTTGGCTGTTCACTATAGTCAGGCTTCGGATAAGAAACATGTTACAGTAGATTTGATTCGTGTGCAACATGTATATCCATTAAATACACACGGTTCCGTTGAGCTCTCGCGAGACCCAATCGAGGTCTCGGTGTTTATAAATCGTGAAAAACCGAGACTTGACCGGTTGATGAACAAAATTTAAACTTTTACGTGATTCATCTCGGGTTGAACTATTCTTCATTGTTTATAGTAGGTAATATAAAGTTTTGCGTCACCTTGAGTATATATGAGCAGCAAAAAGGTTGAGGTATTTACACGTCTCACCCCTGATGAGATTGACAAGCGTTCGATGGATATGCGTTCTGCTGTGATGGAAGAGGCAATTAAGGGTGAAAAAGTTCGTTACAAGTCCCCCGAAGATCCAGAGAAATTTCTAAATTTTCTACAACATCGACTCACAATTTGGGAGGATCTCAAGGAGGATACCTTCCACGCTAAGGGTATGTATGAGAAGACGAAAAAACTCATCGACGAATGGAACTAGAGAGATGCTCCTGAATCAAGTGTGTCATATTATTGATGGAGAGCAAGGAAACACCCGAAATTTTGGAAAACTCCTTTCTCTCTTGAGTTGTCATTTTGGGTTCAGTTGAATAGTGAACGATACCAGCGGCAATTGTCGTTGACCGTTTACCCATGATATTCGGGGACTTCGCGACGCAACCATAGACCCCCTTGGACGTCCTCACTAGACTTGGTCCAGCGCCCATTTTTTTTAAAAGGTTTTCAACTGCCAGGAGTTTTACCTTCGAAATCTTATGCTCGAAGTTTCGGGTTTCTTTTTCATCGTTCCTCGCCCTCTCCTGTGCCTCCACACGGCGCTTTTCATCGATCCTCGCCCTCTCCTGTGCCTCCACACGGCGCTTAGCTGCCGCCTCACGGAGCCTCGAACGAAGCCCCGTCGCGTGCGCTCTTGCCCGTGTGATCTGTTTTTGGACATCGCGACAATGTGTCCTCATTTCTTTCACCTCCTCTTTCAATTTTTTTATTTGATTGTTGTATTCTTTCCTTTCAAAATCAAATTCATCGCGACTTTTATTGAGCTGGTCTATAGCCTCTTTTGTAATTTTTATGAGCGTCTTCTCCTTCGCGGATGGTTTGAATTGGGTTTTTTCGATTTCCACTACAATCCGGGAAGAAGTTTCACGAATACTCCGTACTTTAACCATCTTACTTTTTAAATCCCCTTTTTTTCAATTAACTTAGGCGTCGAGATTTGATAGATTAGAAAAAATTATCAGTTCTGTACATATTAACCCCAAATGAACCAGTCTTACCAGTCACTGAGACTGTTTCATTTCCATAAAGTTCCTGGCAGCCAATGTCCTCCATACAGTCTCTAGCGTTGTGACTCACGGGGACCGGGTACAGGTTTTCACCACCCGTGGTCGTATAGTAGTGGTACCTATCACGGCGACCACGAACCTCCTTGCCGTAGAGGGGGAGGGTCTCATCACCTGGTCCGGTAAGTAAGCCCATCTGCTGCATGTGACCGGGTTTGTACTCCTTAATTGGGGGACCCCTAAACTCGGGTTCACGCTTTTGTCTAAAAAATGGTCTACGGGGTGGAGCCGGGGGGGGAGTCACAGGTTTCGTGACGACTCGGGGATTTTTCCATAGGTAGGTTACAGCGACGATGAGTACGACGAGAGCCACCCACAGTGTTTGAATCTTAGTCTTATTCTTCATATACTATTATTAAAGAAAATCTTTGACATAAAGACATGAAGGTCTTGGCCATAGATATAGGATTCCACAATATGGGTCTCGTCCTCGCTGAGTGTGGGAATGGGCCAGTGATAGAAGTTGAGTACATGAAAAAGGTGAGTTTGGAAGACTACAAATACATTTACAGTAATGACTTTGTTGACTTGGTTCCTTTATTTGTAGATGACCACAGAGAGGTGTTCGATAAGGCTGAGCGGATCCTCATAGAGAGACAACCACCCCAAGGCTTTACGAATATAGAGATTCTGCTACACTATATGTTCAAAGATAAGGTTCTATTGATTTCACCTTTGACAATACATGCACATTTTGGGATGGGTCATCTAAAT